GCAACAAGTTACTGCGGCTATGAAAGACCCTAGATATGCAGTTGACCCTGCTTATCAAAATATGGTTAAAAATAAATTAGCTAAATCGGAGATATAACAATGTGGTTAATAGCATTAAGAAAGCGGCTAAGACAGCCAAAGCATAAGACAAAAATAGTTGTGCTTACTTTATAGTAGGCAACTCCTAAACAAAGACTAACAAGCGACTGACCTACTGCGGTAGACAATCGAATGCCCAAAGTTCCATGTTAAGGTTTTTAATCAATAAACAATAACAACAACAAAAGGACAATACTATTATGGCAGACATAACAGCAACAACTTTTGGGCAGGCTAACTCCACTGGGACAGAAGATGTACTCTTTTTAAAACAGTTCTCAGGAGAGGTCATTACTGCGTTTGAACAGGCTACTAAAACAGCAGGTGCAGACATGGTACGTTCAATTAGTTCAGGTAAGTCAGCAACTTTTCCAGTTTCAGGAAGAATTACTGCATCTTATCATTCAGCAGGAGCAGAACTTACAGGCTCAACTATAAATCACAATGAAAAAGTAATCGTTATAAATGATTTACTTACTTCAACTGTGTTCCTATCTAATATCGAAGAAGCGAAAGCCCATTATGATGTTAGAAGTGTATATAGTGGTGAAATTGGTAGAGCATTAGCACTCCAAAAAGACAAACACATCTTGCAAACTATTGGTCAAGCTAGTTTAGCATCTGCATCTGTTACAGGTGGAGACGCAACAACTAACGTGGTTAATACAGGCATTGCATCTGCTACAGACGCAACAGCCGCTAACGCTATGATTGACGCAATCTTTGCTTCAGCTAAAGAGTTAGATGCAAACTATGTTCCTTCAGAAGGCAGAAAATGCTTTATGAGATTAGAGGAATATTACAAGTTAGCTAACGGTACTAACGCAGTAAACGTAGACTTTACTGGTGGTAGCAATGGTGGACTTAGAGATGGTAAAGTAATGAAGATTGCAGGGATTGAATTAATTCCAGTTCCTCATTTCATTTCTAGTAACATTGCGGCGGCGAATGACGCAACTGCTCCTTCAGGTAGAGCGGCAAGTGCGGCTGACCCACAAGCAGTTAACTTAACTAACTTTGTAGCTTTGGTTTCACACCCAAGTGCGGTTGGTACTGTAAAATTAATGGATTTATCCGTTGAGAGTGAGTACGAAATCAGAAGACAAGGTACGTTAATGGTTGCTAAATACGCTATGGGTCATGGTGTACTAAGACCAGAAGCGGCAGTAGGTATCAAAGAAGCGGCGTAATTCGTTTCTTACTTTATGGTGGGGATTAATTTCCCCACTATATTTTCCCAAAAAATTTTACACAAAGGATATATGGCAACACAGATTACACCAACTACAGAATTACAATCTGTAAACATAATGCTTTCCACGATTGGTGAAGCACCAGTTAACAGTATTACAGGAACTACTACGGTAGATGTAAGTACAGCAAGAAATATCCTAAACGAAACTTCAATGTCCATTCAATCACAAGGGTGGAATTTCAATTCACACAATAATTATAAATCACTTTCTTTAGATGGTGATAGCAAAGTTCCCCTTCCTTCAAACTGCGTTAAAGCTGACGCAAACATTTCCCAAAGACACAAAAACTACACAATAAGAAACGGATATTTATATGATATGGATAATCACACAGACATCTTTTCTTCAGCACCTACAAGTGTTGATTTGGTTCTAGTTCAACAATTCGAACATTTACCAGAATACGCTAGACAATATGTAACTATGAAAGCATCAAGAAGATTTGCTTCAAGATTTATAGGTGATAAAGAAATTACACAGTTAATAGGTCAAGATGAGAATGAAGCCTTAATGGCATTCCATCAAGCAGACAGTCAAGAAGCTGATATTAATATTTTAAATGGTGACGCTAATACTTTTTCTATAATTAATAGAACAGGTAGAAGGACTTACTAAACATGGGAAGTGTTGTATCACAATCAATTCCTAATTTCCTTAATGGTATGTCCCAACAGACACCTACACAAAGAGGAGTTAATCAGGGAGAAGACCAACAAAATTTACAAAATGGTCTTACAGAGGGATTATCAAAAAGACCCCCTTTAGATTATGTAGCAACAGTAGACAGTTCTAATATATATTCTAACAAAACAAAATTCTGGTCAATAGCTAGAGACGCAAGTAATCAATACATTGTAGCTTTATACAATGGAGGTATTAAAGTATTTGATTTAGATGGTAATGCAAAGACAGTTACGATTGCAAGTGGTTCAAGTTATTTAACATCTACAAATCCTAGAGAAGATTTTAAATTAGTTAACATTGCTGATTATACATTTTTAGCAAACAGTTCTAAAACAGTTACAGCAGATAGTAATACTTCTGCGGCTAAAGTAGAAGAATTTTTAGTTGTTTGTAAATTAACAAACTACGGTAGAGAATATAAAGTTGCATTGAAACACCCTTCAATGTCACAAGAACTAGAAGTTATCTTTCAATTACCTACTGGTAATGATGCGGCAACTGATGCAAAATTTAGAGATACAAATAAAATTACAGACATACTTTTAAAAGGCACTTCAAGCACACACTGGGATAGTAATGCAAACGGTATTGGTTTCAATGTTAGAAGAACTGACAACGGTTCATCAGTATCTACAACACAAGGGTTGTCTAATTATTCAGGGTTCACTTCACATTTTTCATTTGAACAATTTGATAGTGTAATCTATGGAAAACCTACTGATGGTAATGCGGCTTATACTATAACTACATCAGATGGTTCTGGTAATACAGCCATGTATGCAATCAGAGATGAAATACAAGATTTTAGTAAACTACCTTTCTATGGAAAGACAGATGTAATTATAAAAATTACTGGTGAAGAAGGTGATACGTTATCTGATTACTATGTAAAATTTACAGGTAAGTCTGGTGTATGGAATGAAACTATAGCACCTGCAACATCATTAGGTGTAACAAACTCAACAATGCCACACGCATTGATTAACAATAATGATGGTACATTTACATTCCAAGAATTAGCATGGACTGACAGGGTTTGTGGAGATGCAGATAGTAACCCTAATCCCACATTCATTGGGAGAACTGTTAATAATTTAACTTATTATAAAAATAGATTAGGTATTTTATCAGGAGAGAATTTAATACTAACAGAGAATGCTTCATTCTTTAATTACTTTGCAACAACTTCTACACAAGTTTTAGACACTGACCCTATTGATATAGCGGCTAGTGGTTCACAGGTTAACACACTTAAAAACTCTGTAGGTTTTAATGAAAGTTTATTATTATTTTCTGATACATCACAATACAAACTAGATAGTTCAGGAGAAAGTATATCTCCTACTACTGCAATACTTAATGAAGTATCTGCATTTGAACATGATGATAAAGTACAACCAATTTCAGCAGGTAAGTATGCTTACTTTGCACAAGCAAGAACATCAGGTACAGCAGTAAGAGAGTATTTTGCTGATGATGACACATTAACAAATGATGGTATGGACATTTCTGTGTCAGTACAGAACTTAATACCTGCAAATTGTTATCAAATTATATCAAACACAACAGAAGATGTATTAGCATTCTTAGTTTCTGATACAGCAGACAGTCAGTCAGCACCTTTTAGTGGTACTGCTTCTGCTACTAACTCAAACACAATGTATATTTATAAATACTTCTTTGATGGTGGAGAGAAAGTACAAAATGCTTGGTCTAAATGGACATTTACAGGTCTGAAAATATTAGGTGCTAGGTCTTTTGAAAGTTTTCTATATGTATTAGCTTCTGAAGGAACTACTACAAAATTATTAAAACTAGATTTAAGAAATTTAAAAGATGCAACAATAGGTCATGGTGTATTTATAGATTTAAAAACTTCTGTAACTGGTACTTATGCTAGTAGTACAGGGTTAACAACATTCACATCACCTTATGGTGCAAAGACTGGTTTAATAGCAGTTGATAGAACTAACGGAAATAACTACACAGCTACAAATACGTCTGGGTCTACTTACACAATCGTAGGTAATCACACAGCGTTATACATTGGTGTTCCTTACGAAAGTAAATACACAATGTCTACACAGTATATCAGAGAGAATACTGGTAGAGGATTAGTAGCAGTAACATCAGGTAGATACCAAATAAGAAACATATCTTTTAATTTTGAAGATAGTGGATTTTTTGAAGTAGAAGTTGCTCCAAACAATAGAGACACATCTACAAGTATAATGAATGGTTACATCATTGGAACATCTACAAGTATAATAGGACAACCTGCTATAGCTTCAGGAACATTAAGAGTTCCAGTCCAATGTCAAAATACAGAGTTTACTTTAAATATAAAATCTTCTTCTCACCTGCCTATGTATATCGCAGACGCAGAGGTTGAAGGTTATTATCATTCAAGAGCAAGAAGGATTTAATGAAAGAAAATTACGTAAGAAAAGCAATACTAGCTGACGCTTTAGAGTTAGCACCTAAAATGAGAAAAGGGGACAGGCAAGAAATTATGGCTTCTAACGGTTCGACACCATTAGAAAGTTTAATTATTCCTTTTACACAAAAGAATGCAAAGATTTATTCTATTGTAGGCACACAGTCTGAAGGTGTTATTGGAATGTTTGGGTCGTCACCCACTAATGAAAAAGACTATGGGGTAGTTTGGTTACTATCTAGTGAACATTTATTTAAACATATTAAACAGTTTATTAAAGAGTGTCCTAAATGGGTAACAGACATGAGTAAAGATTATAAGCACGTCTACAATTTTGTAGATGAAAGAAATTGGAAAAGTTTAAAATGGTTACAGTTCTTAGGATTTGAACCAAAAAGAAAAATAGGAGATTTTGGTATTGGAAAAATGCCATTTATATTAATGATGAAAGAGGTAAATAATTAATGTGTGATGTTCAAGCGGCACTTCAAGTAGTAGGAGCAGTTGTTTCTCATAGACAAAAGAAAGCTGACAATAAAGCTATTAGGAGAGACCAACAAACAACAAGAGATAACGCCGATAAAGCATATTTACACGACCTTAACAAAATTGACCAAGAAAAAGTTAATGCAGACATGGAAAAAACTAAAGCTGAG